TTAGCTCCTACGGGTGTTGGTAAAACTACCATCCTTACTAAGATTGCTAACACCGCTTTTAATCTTGGATATAATGTACTTCAAATCTTTTTTGAAGACAACCCAAAGATTGTACAACGTAAACACTTCACCTTATGGACTGGTATTGAACCTGATAATTTGGTTCTACACAAAGAAACCGTAATGAGTAAGATTACTGAGATTAAAGAAACAATGAAGAACGAGTTAATTTTAAAGAAACTCCCTTCAGATTCTATGTCTATGAATCAAATCAAAAATCAAATCAGAAAAATGATTGCGGACGGAACAAAAATTGATTTAGTTCTTTTGGACTATATTGATTGTGTGGTTCCTGAAAGTACAAGTAAAGATGAGTGGAAAGCTGAAGGTTCGGTTATGAGAGGATTTGAGGCTATGTGTCATGAGTTATCATTAGTAGGATGGACAGCAACACAAGGTAACAGGTCATCAATTTCTTCTGAGGTTGTAACTACAGACCAAATGGGTGGTTCTATTAAGAAAGCACAAGTTGGGCACGTTATCATTTCCGTAGCCAAAACATTACAACAAAAAGAAATGAATTTGGCGACCATCGCGATTACTAAGTCACGTATCGGTAAAGATGGTGTAGTTTTTGAAAACTGCAAGTTTAACAATGAATTACTTGAAATTGATACTGAAAGTTCAGTAACATTCTTAGGATTTGAAGAACAACAAGAAGAAAGAAAACGTGACCGTGTTAAAGAACTTTTGGAAAAAAGGAAACAAAGAGAACAACAATCGTAAAAAAAATATAAAAATAACTATGGAAAAAATTTTAAAAGAAAACCCCGATAGGTTTGTTATATTCCCAATAGAACATAACGACATATGGGAATATTACAAACAACATCAAGCAGCGTTTTGGACTGCAGAAGAAATTGATTTAACAAATGATATTCGTGATTGGGAAAACTTATCGGATAATGAGAAGTATTTCGTTAAGAATGTATTATCATTTTTTGCGGCTTCCGATGGTATTGTAAACGAGAATTTGGCAGAAAACTTCTTAAAAGAAGTACAATATCCTGAAGCTAAATTCTTCTATGGTTTTCAACTTATGATGGAAAATATCCATTCATTAATGTATTCACTTCTAATTGATACTTATGTTTCAAATCCAGAAGAAAAAGATGAATGTTTCCATGCGATTGATAGATTACCTGCGGTACAAAAGAAAGCTGCATGGGCTCTTGATTGGATTCAGAACGCATCTTTCCAAGAAAGATTAGTGGCCTTTGCAGCTGTTGAAGGTATCTTCTTCTCAGGTTCATTCTGTTCAATTTTTTGGTTGAAATCAAGAGGAATCATGCAAGGATTGTGTAACGCCAATTCATTAATATTTAAAGACGAGAACTTACATTGTGATTTTGCGATTCACTTGTTGAATAATCACATAGAGGACAAACCAAGTGAAAAAAGAATTAAAGAAATCTTATTATCTGCATTGGAGATTGAAAAAGAATTCATCACAGAATCATTACCAGTTTCACTTATTGGTATGAATTCAAACTTAATGAAACAATATCTTGAGTTTGTTGTTGATGGATTATTAATTAAGCTTGGTTGTAAAAAAGAGTTTAATGTTGAACAACCATTTAAATTCATGGAACAAATTGCGGTTGAGACTAAAGGAAACTTCTTTGAGTCAAGAACTGTAGAGTACCAAAAAGCTAAATTAAACGAGACAATTTCATTTGATGAAGATTTCTAAAATATAAAAACTATGATGTCATTAAGAATTAAAAAAAGAAGTGGTGAGGATGCGTCCTTTAATCCACAAAAAATTTACAATAGAATTAAAAGAGCTGCGAAAGGATTAAATGTTAATTCAGACGAGATTTTTATTAAAGTTATAACTTCGGTACCAACTGAAGGATTAATTACAACTAAAGAGTTAGATAAACTTGTATATGAAATTGCTGCGGCTTACACTGGTAGTCATCACGACTATTCAAGATTAGCATCGTCAGTTGCAATTTCTGCTTATCATAAAGAAACCAAAGATAGTTTTTCTGAAACTATTATGGAGTTATATGAGACAGGTGTTGTTAATGAAAAGTTAATTGAGATTATGAATAACTACGGTCATGAAAATATTGACGCGGTTATCAATCACGAAAACGACTATAACTTTGAGTAGATTATTATAAATCATTATCTAATCAACTTATTTCACCTGCAACACCAATCATGATTAACGCTGGTACTAAAGTACCTCAGTTAGCTTCATGTGTATTACATTACAACAATTCAGATTCACGTAATGGTTTACTACAGACTTTAAATGATATTTCAACATACTCTTCAGATGCTGCAGGTATTGGATTATCAATGTCTAACATTAGAAGTAAAGAAAGTAGAATTAACTCATCAGGTGGATTCGCTGGTGGTTTATTGAAGTACTTAAAGATTGTTAACGAATCATTAAGGTTCTTTAACCAACAAGGTAGAAGACCTGGTAGTGCTGCAATTTATCTTGAACCATGGCACAAAGATATCATGGACTTACTTGAAATTAAAAAGAACACAGGTGCTGAAGAGTTAAGAGCAAGAGATTTATTCACGGCTCTATGGATACCTGATAACTTTATGAGAGCGGTTAAAGAAAGTGGTGATTGGTACCTATTCTGTCCTAATGATATCTTGAAAGCGGGTATTAAACCACTTCAAGAATGTTATGGTGATGAGTACGAATCAAACTACAACAAAGCGGTTGAAATGGGTCTTGGTAAAAAAATCAAAGCTCAAGATGTTTGGACTAAAATTGTTGAATCACAAATTGAATCAGGTGTTCCTTATTTATGTTCTAAAGACAATGCAAATAAGAAAACTAACCACCAAAACATTGGGGTGATTAAACAATCAAACCTATGTAATGAGATTTACCAATACACGGATGAAGAAACTACAGCAATCTGTACATTATCTTCAATGGTGTTAAAGAACTTCATTAAAGACGGTAAATTTGATTACAAATTGTTAATTGATGAAACAAGAAAAGTTGTTAGAGCGTTGAATAATGTTGTAGACAAAAATAACTACTCAACCGAAAAAGGATTGAAAGGTGGTTTAGAACAAAGAGCAATTGCAATTGGAACACAAGGTTTAGCTGACGTATTCTATTTAATGGACTACATATTCACTTCTGAAGAAGCAAGAACATTGAATAAAAATATTTTTGAAGCAATCTATTTCGCGGCTATTACTGAAAGTATGGAGTTGTGTAAATCAGGTGGTAGAGAACCATACAAACATTTCAAAGGTTCACCAATGTCAAAAGGTATTTTCCAATTTGATATGTGGGGATTAAATGAGTCTGACTTATTCTTGGATTGGGCATCTTTAAAAGAGGATGTTAAACAATATGGGGTATGTAACTCATTGTTCACAGCACAAATGCCTGTGGCATCATCTGCTAAGATTACAGGTTCATTTGAAATGACCGAACCAGCACACTCAGCTTTATTTAATAGAAGAGTTGTTGGTGGTGAGATTATGATTGTTAACAAGTATTTGATTAACGATTTTGAAAAACTTGGTATTTGGAGTGAAGATTTGAAAAACGAAATCATCATGAACGAAGGGTCAATTCAAAACATTAACTTTAATAATCACCTTGACCCTGAAGATAAAAACTACACTAAGAAAGTTAAAAGAACTGAACATTTAATCTCTAAGTACAAAACAATTTGGGAGATTTCACAAAGAGCACTTATTGATATGGCGGCAGATAGAGCACCATTCATTGACCAATCACAATCAATGAACATCTATATGGCAAATCCAACATTATCAAAGATTACTTCTTCACATTTCCATTCATGGGAAAAAGGTTTAAAAACTTTGTGTTATTATGTAAGAACTAAAGCGATTTCAACAGGAGCAAAACACTTGGCGGTTGACGTTTCAAAAATACAACAACCAAGAGCTAAAGTTGAAATACCAAAAGTTGAAATAACAAAATTAACAAACAAACCTGAGGATAGTCCTTTTGAATGTTTTGGATGTAGTTCATAATTTTAAAATCCCGATACAATCGGGATTTTTCATTTTTAAGCTATTTAAAGAAAAATAGATAGTATTATATTTATAGGTATGGCAAATGGTATAACATATGGTTTAAATTTTCCTTTTAGAGATTCTAGACGAGGGGATTATTTAGAATTAACAGAACTTCAATCACAAGAAATTAAGGCTGACTTAATTCATTTGTTATTGACCAGAAAAGGTTCAAGATATTTTTTACCACAATTTGGTACAAGATTATATGAATTTCTTTTTGAACCGTTTGATGGATTAACATTTAATGCCATTGAATCCGATATTAGAGATGCAATTGAAAATTTTATGCCAAATTTATTAGTTAATAATTTGAGTATTACACCAGCCGACCCACAAGAAGAAGTTGATATTGCTACAGGGCAAAACTCAGTTGGAACTAGCGAATCGTCAGTATATAGATTTCCTGGTAAAGGAACTTCAGAATATACTGCAAAAATAAGAATAGATTATTCAACCAATGGTTCTACTTTTGGTCAGAGTGATTTTGTGATTATCAATATTTAAATAAGATGGCAAATAACAGAATATCATACACTAGTAGAGATTATCAATCAATAAGAACTGAACTCTTAAACTACGCTAAAACATATTACCCTGATTTGATTCAGGACTTTAATGATGCCTCGGTATTCTCGGTATTCATTGATTTAAATGCTGCTATTGCTGATAACTTACACTATAATATAGATAGAAGTATTCAAGAAACGGTATTACAATATGCACAACAAAGGTCTTCAATTTATAACATTGCAAGAACATATGGGTTGAAATTGCCAGGTCAGAGACCATCCGTATCATTAGTTGACTTTTCAATTACGGTTCCTGCTTTTGGTGATAAAGAAGATGAAAGATATCTTGGTATTTTGTCAAGAGGTTCTCAAGTAGTTGGAGCTGGTATTGTATTTGAAAATGTTTACGATATTGATTTTGCATCACCATACAACGCTCAAGGATTTCCTAATAGATTAAAAATACCAAATTTTAATGCAAACAATATATTAATTAATTATACAATCACTAAAAGAGAACTTGTTGTTAATGGTATTACTAAAGTTTTCAAAAGAGTAATTGGTGCAAATGACGTTAAACCTTTTTTTGAATTATTTTTACCTGAAAAAAATGTATTAGGCATTACAAGTGTGTTATTAAAAAATGGTACAAACTATACAAACGTACCTACAACTTCAGAATTTTTAGGTGTAGATAATAGATGGTATGAAGTTGACGCGTTAGCCGAGGATAGAGTCTTTGTTGAAGACCCTACAAAAGTTTCAGACCAACCAGGTATTAAAGTCGGTAGATATATTCAAACACAAAATAGATTTATTACTGAATACACACCTGAAGGTTTCAAAAAAATGACATTTGGTGGCGGTACAAATACCGCACAAGACCAATTAAATGAATTTACAACTTTAGGTGCAACTTTAGACCTACAGAGGTATTCAAATAACCTTTCATTAGGTGCGACGTTAACACCAAACTCAACTTTATTTATTCAATACAGAGTTGGTGGTGGATTGGCGACAAATTTAGGTACAAACGTAATTAACCAACTTGGTACGGTTTCATTCTTTGTTAACGGACCATCTGAGACTACAAACTCTGCGGTGGTTAATTCATTAAGATGTGTTAACGTAA